TTTTTTGACAAGCATATAACATATCAACTAATTTTTTAAATTGAGGTTTTTCTTGCATGTCTGTTGTTGAGTGCCAACCTTGTACATTAGTTCGAACCACTCCTTTATCTTGTTTAGACCAAGCTACGATATCTTTCTCAAGTTCTTGATTAAGGGTTGGGTGTTCTATATCTGCAATATAAACAGGTGTTGGGAAATGTAATTCTCTAAACATTATTTAAATGGTGTGCCTCCAAACCACATAACTAAAGATTTTCTGTTGCCACGTATTACAGGTTTAACTCTGTGTCTAATAAATGATGCAAAGAATACCGCGTGTCCTTGTTTTATTTTTGCAACTTTACCTTCAGCCATTAATTCTAAATCTCCACCTTCAAACTCTGATTCAGGAGAAAGTAAACAAGTCATAGATATTTTTCTAACGGGTGGTTCGTGCTGACAATTAACATCATTATCAACATGCCAATCATAGAATCCTCCTTCTGGATATTCTGTGTATTGTGCCATCTCTGTAATAGTCATTCCATCAAAACCAAAGTGATTACCATTAGTAGTTTTCATAATACGTTCAATATCTTTATACATGTCACTCATTTTTTTAAATGGTATCCAACTAATGTGTGAGGTTCTAGTTTTAGTATCTATGACTCCGCCTTTAATTCCTTTTTTATTTCCAACAGATGCATCATTTCTAGGCTCAGCACGTCCTGCTTCAATAATCATTTGACATTGTTTAGGTGTAAAAATTGGTTGTGTAGTTTCTACTATATAAGATTTCCATCGTGGTTCTGTTATCATATTAATATCCGTATTCTACCCATCCCGTTATTATATATTTATCATTTGATAGAGGTGGGTTGCCTCTATGAACGTGTGTAAATTGTGACGGCCAAACTAATAGTGTATTCTTCTCAGGTTTAAACCTACATTTCTGATATAAAAATTCTGTTTCTCCACCTTCTGCAACATCATTAAGATAAACACTAAAAGCTAATATTCTATTTCTTGCTTTCATTTCAGCATTCTCACAATGCCACATATGATAACCTTCACCTACTTTAGTTTTTTGTATTTTAACTTCAAATATATTGTGTGTCGATAATTTTTTTAAATAAGAATATTTTTGCACATACAAAGGATATACATCTTTAAAAAACATATCTATAAAAGGTTTGTTGTTATAAGTCATAGGAACATTAGTCTCTCTTATAGTATCGATTGCATTATCTGATACTAACGTTTCATCTACTTGCCTTGGATACACTGCACCTTGTTGTTCACACTTGGTAAAATAATTTGTGTAATCATCTATCAATTCATTAGGCATAAAGTTTTTAAATAACCCTATGTGATTATCTATGTAATATTGTTTATCCATTATGTAGCTCCCCTGTTTCTAATTGGATCAAACTGTACGTCACAGTTTGCAGCAAGAGTTCGTCTAGTCTCATTAGTTCCATTAAATGGATACACACAGTGCCTCATATCGTATGGAAATATATAAAAATCTCTAAGATCCATGGGTGGTTGATAATCTATTTTTGCAAACTGACCATTAGCTGCTCCTAATATTTGTAGTCTACCATTCTGTTGTATGTGTTCTGCAGAGTATTCTTTACCGTAAGTTGATGGTAATTTTAAAATCATTACACTTGACAGCCCTGTAAACAACATACCTCTATGGATATGTGCTGGATTATATTCGTGTTGTTTCATTTCATTAACCCAAATAGAATTTAAATGAGTTTCATATTCTCTAATTTTATTAAAAGCTAGATAGTGTTTAAACACAGTCATAAAATAATTTGTAACATTTTGAGGCAACATGTTATGGTTCTTCATCTTAGTTTGATCTTCACCATGATAAAATAAAGAATGTTCATTTTCTATCTTACCTACTAACTGACCATTAGCGGGTGCAAGGTTATGAAAATTTTGTTCATAGATCTGATTAATCGTAGTAAATATATCAAGTGGTACTTGATACTTTAAAATCGATTGACCTAAAAATACAAAATCAAATTTTAATGTGTCCATATCTTTCTCTAATACTTTTTGGTATTTTTTCTATGTAAGGATTGTATACCTTTCTAACAGGTCCATCAAATAGTTTATGCATATTATCACCAACTATTTTATCATCGTAAGACAAACCGTTTATTTTAACTTGATTTAAATTATCAAAGTAATGATTAAAATAAGGTTCATCTATAAAGTTATAAATTTTTCTAAACTCTTGTTCAGGATTTGAAACCATATCATCATATCGTACATAATGACATAGGTTAGGATAATTATATGAATTTTGAATAGCTTTAAGTTCTTTTACAATCGCACCATTTTCTTTCATTAAAGCTAGTAATTTTTCTTCATCATTAAATCCTAATTTATTTACAAATGAACTAGGGTTTTCTGTATACCACTGCATATAACTTGCAAGCACATCCATTAAATCTCTTAATAAAATAATGCATTTAAAATTATGTTTAAAATGTTTTTGCATTAATTCAAAATTCCCAGGATTACCACTTGTCATTACAGGTCCACGATCAATAATTATACGTTGAGGCCAATCTTTATAATATAAATTATACACATTATCTAAAACATTATTTAAAGATTTGTGGTCAGGAAAATTTTGAAAAGTATCTGTTGTTTTTATTAAAAAAATATTTTTTAATATTTCTAAAGTCACAGAATTAGCTGTGCAAGCTATCTCTGAATTTTGATTCATAATACTTGCAAATAAAGTATTTCCAGATCTGGGTAATGCAACTAAAAAAAATAACTTACGGTTTTGGTTTACCATGTTGTTCAAGTTTTTCTTTTTCTTTATAACTATTCTCTAGTTCACCCGACTTTTTAATTCTTTGTAATGATTGTAGTTGTCCCATTACATTAAATATTTCTGCTTCTGATGAGTTAGCATTTAGTGTTTTTGCTTTCTCGTGATATTGTAATCCATATGACTCTAGTTGATGTTGATTAACATCTTTGTCATTAAATGATCCATCATTAAATTCACCTTTTAATTTAGACCACATTTTAATTTCTCTCATTCTATGTTTAGCAACTTTCTCCATAGAGGCTTTACCAAATATAGCTTCATCTAAATCTATTTTGTATTTAGTTTTTTTATATTCATCTTCTTCTTTTTCAACTTTACCTTCTAACCATTTAATCTTTGCTTCGTTTCTTCTATAGTCAAATGATAATGTCATTAAGTTATCTAAGTATGATGACTGTTCTCTAACACATTGCCAATACTTTGATGCTTTAGTTGGATATCTATTATCTTGTAATACAGAAAACCTTGCTTCTGTTTCTGTTCGAAACATTTGTTTCTTGGTCCAAGTGTCTCTAAGCTCGTCTACCATACCTTTAAAAGCAGATAGATCTTCTTGTTCTAATAAATTATTTAAATGAGTTTCCTCACCTTGTATTACTTCTTTGACGTCTTTTTTCATATCTTTATCCTTTATGTTTCTCTCTTATATATACTAACTAAAATATATTACAAGTCTTAACTGTCTGTGAATGTTTTAGTTATAGGTCCTGCACCTGTCCATTGTTCTGAAGCTCCTGTAATACCTGGAGCAGTGTCCCCACCTGCCATAACAGCCGAAGATGTTGTTCCCCCTCCCTCCGAATTATATCTTGCTGTATTTAAATCTCCTTCTTCAGTCCAGTTAGTTCCATTCCAAGTTTCTGTCTTACCTGTCACTGGAGGAGTCCCACCAGCAGCTAAAGCACTTGTATAAATTCCAGCAGAACCCACAGTCTGTCTTCCAGTAGTCATATCATTCACTTCTGTCCAGTTAGTACCATTCCAAGATTCCGTTTGAGCCTGTGGAGAAACACTACCACCAAAAGCTAAAGCCTCAGTATTAGTAGCACCGCATCCACCAATACCAGTTCTAGCAGTATTTAAATCTCCAACTTCAGTCCAATTAGTTCCATTCCAAGATTCAGTTTGTGCTAATACTGAATAAGGAGGTGTTGTACCTCCACCAAAAATTAAACCTGCAGTACTAGTTCCAGCTCCAGCTGAAGTATATTTATGTTGATTTAAATCATTTACTTCAGTCCAGTTCGTTCCATTCCATGATTCTACTATTGCTGTAGAACCAGGAGGACCAAGATAACCACCAGCAGCTATTGCAGCTGTGCTTACTCCAAAACCAGCAGCATTTGCTCTTGCAGTATTTGCATCATTTAATTCAGTCCAACTCGTTCCATCAAATTGTTCAGTCTGTGCATATTTTGTAGGGTTGTTAAAACCAAGAAATACTAAACTTGCACTAGCAGGAGCTGATGTAGCAGCAGCTAGTGCTTCTCTTGGTTGATTTAAACTATTAGTTGTTGCCCATGCACCTGCAGTTGTAGCTGCTAATCCTTTTAAAACATTATCTGTCGAGTTATACCAAACTTGTCCTTCAACAGGATTCGATGGGTCTGATGCTAAGACCTCGATTTGTGTTCCTTTAATTTCTTTGTATGTTGCCATAATTAATCCGTACTTACCGTTTTAGTTGTAATTGTTGAACCACTCCATTCTTCTGTTGCTGCTGTGTATGTATTAAGATATCCACTAATATATAAAGCCGATGCTGTTGTACCTGCACTACCTCCACCTTGTCTAGCTGTAGATAAATCTGCAACTTCTGCCCAACTAACTCCATTCCATTCTTCAGTGTTTGCTTTATAGTTTGGTGCAGCATATCCAC